TCGTTGTTGTTTGACGAGTGATCTGCGGGAGTACGATCCCGTGGTCTACATGATTAAACATAATATAAATTTATCCGCCTATTAAAACTTTAGATGATCCTGATGTTATTGTGTGGTCAAATGAATGGTCCTTATTAAAGGTATCGCCAATTCTTCCTGCGTTTTCTCCTTCAAAAAATACTTTTGAAGAATATGTATCAAGTGCAGGTGTGTGATTTTGCGCAGCAGCAACGCAAGGCTCGCCATCTGGGTGGGCCGCCATTACATCGTCTTTAACTACTGGAAATCTATTCTTGTCAATTTTTACCTTTGTAATGGTAGCAGCACCCGTAGCCGACGTAGGTTTTGCAGCATCCCAATACCACTTAATTGCGGTTCCTTCATCATCTTCTTCACACACGGTTCCTTTTTTACCGTCCGTTATAGTTACGACACTATTGCCGCCTGCGTATGCTGCTCCTGGCATTTTATGCTGCCTCCAATACATTTTCCTTTGCCATTATATATTCTTTTACCAAACCTGAACGAACGATATCATCCACCGTGAAATTAACTACATCAAATGATGGTATTGCTCTTAAGACTTTGATAAAATTGCATAGGCCAGAAATATCTGCCCTATTTCTAGATTGTTGTAGATCGTCTTGCTTTGTATCACCACAGAAGATAATCTTTGACGACTCTCCCACTCGTGTGATAATACTATCAAGTTCATGGTACGTCATAGATTGACATTCGTCAACAATAATTATTGAATTATCAAATGTTAATCCGCGGACGAAGGAAGAACTCATAAACGTGAGCATTCCTTTTTGTTTAAGAACTTGATAGGCGTCTCCTCTGCTAAATAAATCGTTGACAATATCGGTATATGGTTGTTCAAATACCGCCTCTTTTTGAGTCTTTGATCCTGGCATGAATCCTTGCTCGCGTGTCTGAACTGCAGATCTAATTATGACGACCTTCTCATACTCTCCTTTCTGTAGTACATCATTGAGCGCCAAGTATGTAGCGCACATTGTTTTTCCTGTACCTGCTGTTCCGATGGCCGCGAGATTGTATCCTTCGTGATATGACTCAAAGAGATCTGATTGCGATGGAGTCAGTGGGTTGATCTTTCGCATTGAAAACTTTTGGTTTAAAATGCCAACCATATGGTCCATTTCTCTTTGTTGACGACGTTTTTCCTTACGGGATAGTCTACGCTGTTTTGCTGCCATGAAACCTCCTATGACTCCTAACGGAGTTAGAAGTCGTTGATTGTGTTTTTAACTGATCTCGAACCAGGGTGATGGTTCTTGACCTCTCTCAAAACATCACGAAATCCGTCATCGGGCTTTTTAATCCCAAGACGTACCGGGTCACCGATTCCCGGAGCTTTTTTAAAGGTTTGTTTTATGTGGGGGTTATCCAGTAAGTATGACTCTCGTTCAGACATACTTAGTATTTTCTCAAATTCTTCGTTTGTTTCAGTGTTTCTAAAACTATAAGTGGGCATTCAATCTCCGTACTAAAAAGGGGCTGCCACCATAGGAGCCCCATCATGTTTCATAATATATCTACCTATGTTAGTGATATTTATAATAAAAGTGCCTGTTAAACAACCAATTCATAAATTTCTTTCCAATTTTTTACATTGGTAACGAATGGATGTTCAAATCCTTGGTTGTGGTTATGCTCAATAAGCATTGAATTCAAACCAAGGTCAGCACCAACAACAGCGTTTTCTGGTTTATCTTCAACCCACAAACATCCGGTGTCAGCATATGGTTTCAAAGCTTCGTCTTTGTCACCGCCACATTCTAGGCAGATAACTTCCTCAAAAACTTTTTTACCAAAAATAGCTTCAAGGTTTTTAGTACGAAGCTTACCAGCATAAACATCAGTTGAAAGAGAAGTGATGCAATGAAATATAAAGCCGTGATCTTCGTGAAGTTTCTTAACGTACTTAACAGCATCACGGAAAGGTGTTAGCCAACCAATGGCAGCTGAACAGTTAAAGTATTCGCACATTTTTTTAGCTTCATCATGTGACATGTCGAAGGTTTTACCCATATCATATTCATCATATGTTTTTGGATGATGACCACGAGCTGCCATCCATTTGTAAAATGAATATTGCCAGTCCAAAAGGACGCCATCACAATCGACGAGTATAAGTTTTTCATTTAGTTTCATAATATATCCTTTATTTGATTCTATTATATACTAATATAGAATCAGAGGAATGTCAACCATCATCTTTCTCAAAACGGGAATATTTTTCATTTTGTTTCATTTTTCTCGTATCGCGACGTTTTTTCATTTTCTTTTCTTTATTACGAGAGTGTCTGTCTTCATTGTCTCCCCACTCGTCGTCTTGCCAACGATCTTCGCGATATTGCTTGAAACTTTTTGCCATCTTTCTACTCTTTGATTAGTCCAGGGAATGCTCTGTTTACTGTTTTCTTTTGTAAGCCTTTAAAGGGCTTTTGTTGAATGCTATAGTTTGCTAACATATCAGCATCATCATTATCTATATCTTGCAATAATTGGATAAAAAGCGCTTCACGTTTTGATTGATTCATATTATCATAGCCGCCGCCTTTAATAAAAATTTTCAAACGTCGAGCTTCAGTATAAAGCAGTTGCTTGGCCTGATCTTCAAATTCATTCTTTTTCCAAGGAGGGGCTGTATTAGGTAAAAGCCATTCAACCCTCTCTTTATCATATGTGGCTTGTAAAACCATTTTTAATGGCATAGAATCATTCTCTTTAAGCCATTCTACTTTTTCGTCGGCTGTATTAAACTCAGCACACTTTGCAATAATTTCACTAATTGATAGTTTCATTTAAAAGTCCTGTATATCGGTAATGAGATTTTTAAGTTTCTTTTGAACAAAGAAATTAAATAAATGCTCACGACCAATTCCTTTATCTGGTTCATATTCACTTAGAATTTTGTCTTGATAATTCTGAGGAATTTGTGTCAAGTCAATCAACATCTTATTACGATGGTAACGGCGAAGAGTTTCTTCATCCATAGCATCCGTTCCTGCAGAATACATTTCAAGACGCTTTTTAGTCATAGCTTTTTGGCGTTGCCCAACGGCCAAACAATTATCAGCCGACAGAATATTTGGAACGCCGTCTCCGGTGTCACCCTTTAGAACATGCTCAACTAAATATTGCTCAGGGTTGTCATTGCGAATCCAACGTTTACGCACTGGATCATATTGATCTACATTTGCATATTTATGTAATTGAATATAATCTTTGTCACCAGATAGCACCAAAAAGCGTTCGCCGCCAGTATTGAGTTCGGTGCCATGTTCTTTAATAATGGTGCCAATAATATCGTCGGCTTCACAATGTTCCATATGAATTACTTTGTATGGAAACACTTCCTTAAGTTCATCACGAATTGTATTCATAATGTTAAAGAGATTATTCCAGTTAATCTCTGATTCCTCGCGTGACTTTTTGCGATTAGCTTTATAATAAGGAAATGCTTCACGGCGCCAGGTATTTTTACCATCAGCACAGATCACAAGTTCACCGTAATCTTTATGAAACTTTTTACGATTTAGTCTAAGGGAGTTTAAGAACATATGACGAATTAGATTTTCGTCAATGTCTACATTGTGGTGGTTACCGATACTTGCAAATAGCGAAGCAAGGATAACCTGGTTGTAGTCTACTAGTATTGCCATAATTTATCTCGTGTTACAGTTTAATTTACAATTTCTATTCTAATCCATTTCTTCATCAATGTCAACCATTTTTTCTTCAAAAGATGCAATATTGTCTTGGATGTCTAAAGAATCTTTAGCAAATTCCTGTAAGGGATGATGTATCCCTTGAGATTGTAGGTGAAGAGACCTAATAGCCTCTAGAACTAATACCATGGATGGAAAGTAAGTTTCCATATCTTTACTGAAATCACAACCCGATCTAATAAGTTCACCTAAAACATTACGCCAAATAAACTCAGCAACCTCTTCACTGTAAAGTGATTTAAACTCTTTTAATTGAAATTCGAGTTCTTCTTTAGATTGCGGTGGCGCGTCTACTTTAACTTTTGGAAATTGGATTACATTATCAGTCATCTAAAATTTTTAAAAGTCTATTCCATGCGCCGGCATAGGCATCAATACCGTGACGGCCCAAGGATAAACGATCTCCTGTTGTCATGCCTTTAATAAAGTTTGGATCTGCTACTTGCGTATCTAAAATTTGTCTTGTAAGATTATAGGCTAATTGCGCGTGTTCTTGCAGATTTTCTGTATAGTCATACATTACGGTAGCATTTGCGCTTGTTTCTGAAAGAGCTCCAAAGTTTGGATGGATACATAGTACGCCAGAACGAATTGCTTCAATCATTGCAATACAAGATGTTTCTTTCCAAATGCTTGGGAACAAGAAAATATGAGCTTTATCTAGGGCATCCATAATATCTGCGTTTGGCTTTACACCATGATAAGTCATTTTTGGATGCGATCTTGCTACATTAAATAGTCCTTCATAAGGAGCGTCTCGTTGTTCCCATCCATAAATTCCAAATGAAGAATAAATGTCTAAATGGATGTTATTATAATTTTCTGTTAATTTATCAAAAATTGGAATAAGTAATTCCAAACCGCGATGTGGTGTGGTGTGATAAATGAAGCGAATTGTGTCGTACTCTTTTTTAGGCAATTGATAAGGTTTTTCAATTGCATTAGGAATTACGGTACACTTAGAATATGGCATTCCAAAATGCATAATATATTGGTCTCTCTGCCACGCTGACACAAATACAAAATGGTCAAATTTGAGCCATCCGCTATTTGCTAAAATTTGATTTTCTGGATCTTCTGCTAAGTCGTGCGCGTAAAGAATATTTTTTACATCATTAGGAATTTCTCTAGGACGAGAAAAATGGATCGCGAAATTTTGCAATGGGCGTGAGGCTACATTTTCAAGTAGCCTTGTTCTCATTTGTTCTGTTCCGCCTTGAGATTTTCCTGACACTTCACTTTCAACAACTTGACCTTTATAGATCATACTCATAATATATCTCCTAGCCTAATAGCCTTTCATATCCATATAAACTATCATATTTAAAATCTCTAAACTTTCCGTTTTCAAGATCATAAACACTGAGTGTATCTGGGGTTGAATCTTTCAACCTATGCACTCCCATTTTTTCTTCTGGGATGATGCTCGTGTCTCTTGTAGCATGAATGAAGCGTGCTGTCCCATCCTTTTTGTGAAGAGTTAAAATCCATTTACCCTCAGTAAGAATGTTTAGCATATCGTTTCTTTTCCAAGGTCTTTTAATTACTGCCATTTTTATTTTCCTATTTTAATACAAAAGCTCGTTTTTGAATATCCTTATAAGAACCACCACGCAAATCGCTCATACGTACTTTAATAAAAGGCTTATTTGTTTCATTCTTATTAGGGTTTTCAATAGTAAGCTTTGGATTACTACCTTTCATGTACGCCTTTTGTTTATTTAACAGTTTCTGTGCAGGTGTAATACCAACACCTGATGTTTTCATAGAAGAACGCCGTTCGCCACCCGACACGGCTCCACTAGATTTACCACCTTTTTTCTTACCCATAATATTATTCCTTATTCCAAATTAATTAATTCTAGATCCCTTAAAGATTTATAACATAATGTTGTCAGTTCTTCAGTTGGATCGAGTCTTATATAAGATATTAACCTATCTATATATTGTAATTCTTTATCATGATTAGATGCCACGCTCATTGATTCAAAAAATGTTTCAATATCATATGGATTTTCTAAGAACAGCTTGGGTTTAGTATTTTTTTCTTTATTATTATGCTTCTGCTCTGACATTTCCCTCTTTCGAATAGATTTTTTCTAAAATATCATAAAAATCCTCGATCGTTCCATTATTGTGGATCCTATAAGTTCTTACATTAAACTTTTTAGGTAAAATGTATTTTGATTGAATTTCTGTTTTGTGATTATTTACATATTCAGAAACAATGTTTCCGTCGAAATATCGTCTTGAGTCGGAGGAGTAATCGCAACCTTCTCGTGTTAATTGAACGAGGATAAAGTTTTCAGATCCAACTTTATTTATAACGGGTACGAGTTCGTCAATAAAGCCGCCGTCTGAGATGGCATAATCTACACCATCTTTAATCTCATTAGCAACCTGCATACCAAAATAGTCCAAACCCTTTTTAGGCTTAATAACTTTTTCTGATACGTAAATCATAGCCTCACGTCTAGACATGTGACCGAGAAGTGCAGAGGGAATTTCTTTTACAGCTCGGTCTTTATAACCCTCCATAAACCAATTATAGTTTACGTCAAAATATCTACAAGTTTCTTTGTATAACTGATATTTGAACGACAGATGCTTGAAGCCTTTGTCTTTATAATAGTCTGCCGCGGCATCTTTACCAGAGCCGGGAGGTCCATTAAAAAGTATAATCATTAAAACTGATCCTCGACTATTTTAAGAATTTCTTTGGAAAATGCATTTTTCCATTCTTGAGGCGTGATACCTGACAGAATAAACTCACGATCTTCATCAGTAAGGTAAGGCATAAGTTCTTGAATGCTGCCATAGCCAGCTTCAAATTCAGCATAGTCTTTAGGATTTACAGGAATATCCTTTGAGCGTTCTACTCCACTAAAAGCACTTTTTCGTTTAATAATCATGAACATCTCCATCAATTGATTCTATTCTAATATAATACATCAAGTGTCATTTGTACATAGTTATTTGAGATGTTTGCTGTGTATTTTGCAGCCAATAAATTCATTATAATATTCGTCTTTTAAAAGCACCTCTCTGTCAAACTGCTCTTTTGCTTCTAGGTAACTCATCATTCCTTTAGAGTTACACAAATGCAATATTTCTCTTTTAAAATTATCACGCCCATTGGACTCGACTAAAGATTTCACTTCTTCTGACGAACCAAAGTAATCCTGCCAATCAGACTCAGATATTTTGGTTCGTTTACGTGTCTTACCTTTTAAGGGTTTCAATCGTCTTTTAGATAGGAAATTCTTTTTTCCAACATACTTTTTTCCGTTGGATAGATCTGTAATTAAATATACAAATCCAATATGTTCACCAATCATTTCACTGGTGAACTCTTTATCATTATAAAACCACATAATAACTCCATGCTAATAGAGTTATTTATTTACCGTGTTCAAGGTCCTCAATACGACGAGTTAGATCACGAATTGTTTCCAAAATATCAATCCCATCTGGATCATCTCTATCGCTGATAATAACACGACCTTCTTCAATGAGCTTAACATTTGCGCCATTGAGACCAGGTAAATTCTTTTCTTCAGTCATTACTAATTTCCTCTTCGTCCGTTTTAATATACATTATAAGTTGCGTATCATCATTTTTAAGATCAAACTCAATGTCCTTGACATTATGACTTAAATAAATGCGCTGTCCGTTTTTATATATAACGAGACTCTTAATTAGTTCCCAATCCATTTACCACTCCGGAGCTGAATAATCTTTATGTAATTTATATGCCGCTATTCCATCCAATCCGTAAGTTGGACAAACGTGAATATACTCAGGCAAACCTAAATCATCTTTATCACCGGCTTCACCACAAATAAAATATGCACCAGTTTTTTCAGGTGAACTATGTTTCCAAATTTTTAAGAGCTTTTGGTAAAGCTGATATTCATTATCACTAATTTCAACCATAATCTTCTTCCCAATATCTACAATAAAAATGTTTGCCGTATAGGTCAATCTCGTGCTGAGGATAACCTTCGCTCAACAGCCAAGGAAGGATACTTTCATCTTCA